CTTCTGATTTTGATGCTATATTGAATGACATGTTTTCTCCTATACATATTTATAATGTATGGAAAAGACCTTGTCAAGCTAATAATTCCAAAGCATCTTAGGGATACCACCATTGGGCAACCAAACTTTCTCCTTATTGTGAAAGTCTGCAAGTTTTTTAGCGTCTTCTTCAAAAAAATATTTAGCAACAATATTGTTTGTTGGTTCCTCTCGGACACCCCATAAAATCTTCTTGCCGTCTTTAATCATCTCAGTAGTATAACTCACAGTTTTTAAATCCTCCGCTGGTCGTTTATCGCCTTTATGAAATCTTACTTTTTGTTTTCTAGTTCTTACCATATCCAACTTATGAAAGAGTAACGAATGCCTTTTGTTACTGGTTTTACGACATGTGGATAAATGAAATTACTAGGAAAAATTAGAATATCACCTTTTGAAAACTCTCTTTGTTTATCTATCATAAAGAATTCTCCACCTTCAAAATCATCATTGAGTAAACCTAATACACTTAATATAGGCACACCTTTTCTTTCACCATCAAACATAGAATGTATGTGGTCACAATGAAGAGCCATCTCTTTACTCTCTTCATATTTATTAAATCTTACATGGGAGTACCCTTGATACTCACTAAACCATGGCATATTCAAATCTTTAACATATTGATTTGCTGTGGCATCAACAATTTTGTTTAGTTGATTTTTAGTTGGTACATTATCCCAACTCATAGACAGTTCTTTGTCTTCATCTCTAGGTTTAGTTTCACCTGTTGTTGCATTATAAAAATTATGTTTCTGAAAATTTATTGTACCCATGGCATGTACTGTATGTTCACATAGACTTTCAGATACAGCACCTTTATATAACTTGGCGTATTGTTGCATTATTTAAAATCGCTAAACTTATCGTAAGCGTCCTCTTTCTTTTTAAATGGTTGATTGCTTTGGTTAGCATCAACAATGTTCTGAGCACTCTGCTCTACATCATACAACCTCATCTTACTTCGGTCAACACCTACAATAAATGCACGATTTGTACTAGGGTCATTGTATCTGTTTTTCAACTGTTTGATTTTGATTTGACCTAGTTGTTCTAGTTCATCATTTGAAATCAATGCAAACATAAAGTCTGCTGTTGCTGGAAGACCAAAACTTTCTGAGGTATCTTCAAGGCCAATATCTGTGCTTACAAAACCAGTTCTAGTTGTTTGTGTTGCACTAAAGATTGGTACATCAAACTCAACTGCAAGACCTCTAAGTTCTTCTGCAATTGCTTTTACATAGAAATATGATGATATATTACCACCTTTAAATCTACTTGAAGAACAAATGTTTAGATAGTCAATAAAAATTGCATCTGGTTTAAAACTCTTCTTCAATGATAACTCATTTAACAATGCTCTGAAATGACCACTATGAGCAGAGGCAGTTGGATATTCTTTGATGATAAGTTTACCTTGTGTTTTCTTTCTTATTCTATCCATCTTGTTATCATATAAATCTTTTGGCATAACATGTAAATCTTCCATAGATACATCAAGTAAGTTTGCATCAATTCTTTCTGCAATTCTTTCCTCTGCCATCTCTAGTGTGATATACAATACATTCATACCTTGTGTCAAATAAGATGATGCTACATGACACATGAATAGTGATTTACCAACGCCTGTGCCTGCAAGAGCAATGTTCAAAGTTTTACTTGGAACACCACCCTTTGTAATTCTATTCATGTAATCAAGGTCAAATTGAAATCTTTTTTCTTTAGTATGGTACCAATCAAATCTGGATTTTGCATCTTCAATGTAATCATGGCCAACATGGTTGTCAAATGATACAGCCAATGCATCTGATAAGATACTAGGTATGGCCTCTGGCGTCATCGCCTTGTCTTTGCCATCTAAGATTTTGATACCTGATAGTACAGCATTGTGTACAGCACGGTCTTTACAAAACTTTTCAGTAGTATCAATTAACCACTGTTCATCACTCTTCTCATCTGATAGACCTACAACATAGTCTTTGATTGCTGTATGTTCTTCTTCATTAATATCTTTTCGATTTTGTACTTCGATTAAGATAGTTTCTTTTGTAGGAAGATTATTGTAACTATCAATAAATTTGTATATCTCTTCGAAAAGTAACTGTTCAGTTCTTGTACTAAAGTAATCCTTTTTAATAAAAGGTAATACCTTTCTTGTGTACTCTTCTCTGAAAAAGAGGTTGCTCAGTATTGTGGTTTCTATTCTATTCAATTATCGCCGTCCCATTCTTTAGTTGTTCATCAAGTAATTCTACCAATATATCACCAATATAATCTATAAAGTCCTGATTGTCAAGCAAATCCAAATCTCTTGGATTTTTAACCACTGTATAATCAAATGTCAAAGGTAATTTGCCTTCAGCATCTTCTTCTACTTTTGGTGGTATGCCAACTTTACCATATTTATATATGACATCAGCAAACTGACCCTCAGTTAGTTTAATACAAGTATGGTCTTCGCCCTCTTTTTGAGCAAAGGCATATCTTCTATTCGTCTTCGTCAGAGCCGTAGCTGAATTTTCTTTTTGTGTATTCATCAATTTGGTCTAGTACCTCTTTTGTAAAATATGTTTCAGGATTATCATTGATTGTTTTACCAAACTGTTTTGTACCATCTGGTAATTCAATTCTTGTTGATACTTTCTTAAAGATACCAGCTTCTTCTGCAAGTTCTAACAAACCATAGTGTCTATCTAAACCATGTTTGTAAGAAAGTCTTACATCAATTTGTGCGTTCTCTTTAGTTATTCTGGACTTATAATTTTTACAATGTATAATATTACCTACTACTTCTGTACCCTCTTTTTCTTTTCGTTTACCTAAGTAGATGATTGATGAAGCGGCGTATTTCAAACCTGAACCACCACCCATTTCTTTTTGTGGAAACATAGAACCAATTACATCATATGTATGATTGGTCATAATCATAGGAATACCTGCTTGACCTAGTTTCAATGTTAATACTCTAAATGTTGATTTCACAATCTGACTTCTAGTCATATCTCTTGTTTCTTTACCAGCAGCCGTATCATCCATTTCTTTTGTAGTCGATAACATACCTAAACTGTCTAAGACAAACATGATAGGTTTTCTTTCAGACTTATCTTGTGCAAGGTATTTTTCTGCCACATTGATTGATTGTGTTCTAAATTCTTGTACTGTTGATACAGGCATTACAACTAATCGTTTACTATCAATGCCTCTACTTTCAACCATAGATTTTGATACTGCACTTTCACTTTCAAAGTAGATAACACCAGCATCTGGATCCTTATCTAAGAAAGCCTTTACAATACCTAATGCGAAAAAGGTTTTACCTGTCGCAGCTTCACCGGCGATGGCCGTAATTCTACTATCTGGCAGGCCACCATAAATTGAACCTGATAGTAAGGCATTAAATGAATATGAACCTGTGTCAATGAAATTATCTACATCACCACCTGTGCCGTCACTTGCTAGTGAGGCATACTCATTGCCTGTTTGTTTGATTATATCTTTTAAAAAATCACTCATCATTTCTCCTTAGTTTCATATAATATACCATAGTTTAGTGTGAATGGCAAGCTTATCTGATAATGTCAATCTCAGCATCTTTTGTCCATATTTCTAAATCATTTCTGATACGATTTTCTTCTTTTAGTTTGTTGTATCTTTTGGTTGCTATTTTCTTCCACCATTCTACAACTCCAGGTACGGTATATCTATCATAGTTATCTGCTTTGACAATCTTATCTGTCTTACCATTTATAATATCTATATAGTTTTCTATACCGTAATTACTTGTGTAATATCTTTTTTGTTCAGTCAAATTCTTTGCGTTTGCAATGGTGGTTTTAAACTTTTCTAAGTCATCACCATCAAGGGCTTTCTTTACAAGACCAATAATACCAGTGGTCATTTTAAGTTTACGACTTGAAGCATCTACTTTTACTAGTTGACCTTTACCAATAATATTTTCAACATACTCTACCATATCTAGGTATGGTTTACCATGCATCATAGGAATAAAATCTGACATTGTATTGCCTTTGTATCTTAGAAATGGTTTCATGCCGTCATACATTGAGGCACCTTTTGTTTTCCCGTATAAAGATGTGGTCTCAAATAGAACCAGGTTCATACCATACTTTTCATTCAACTTTTCCCTAACATAGTGTGAACAACAGATGCCAGCCAATAACTTACCACCGAGATAATTATAACCAAAGGGCTGACAAGGCACAATAACAAAACCCATAATGGCTGTTTTGTTAAAAACAGTGAGATTAGGGACATTACCCAAGAGGTCATTCCTAGGTTTACAATTAATAACAGGACTACCAAAACGGATAAAGCCCAAAAACTTATTAGTAATCTTATCTTTGACGGCAAGTTTCAATGCCTTTCCTGGAATAGATACCATATTACTATGGGAAGAAATCATATTTATGCAACTGTCCCATGTGTGATTATCTAGTTCAACAATTTCAATGTCCATGTCTTGTGGTGATATGGTAAAATCATCAAACATATCACTATCAAACCCCATACCAGGAAGAGAAGTCGGTAAACTTTCTATCTGAGCCATTTTCTGGTCACGCATGTATTGGTCTATTCTGTCAAACTGACCAAAGTAGTCATTAAATATATTAGCACAATGTAGTGCTTGTTCTCTACTTAGGGTCTTCATTGTTCCACATCCATAATAA